TATGTGCCGGGAATGAGCGTAGGAGAGCCGGATATGCTTTTCGGTAAGCCGGTATACATTAACGAAGATATGGACGGTATTGCTACTGGTAACAAGTCTATTATCTTTGGTGATCTTAAGCAGTACTACGTCCACGAAGCTGGCGGCGTACAGTTACTAAGACTTTCTGAGCGTTTCGCTGATGCATTGTCAACGGGCTACATCGCCTACCGCCGTGTAGACGGTAACGTATTGCAAGGTTCAGCTATTAAGCACTTAGTACAAGCGTAAGCTTAGGCAGCTAATGAAGGTTATATTTAACCAAGCTATAGCAGGGGCAGACTTCTACTACACCTCCGGGCAAGTAGTAGAGCTGCCCTCTGCAGCTGCTGCTGAGTTTTTAAATGCGGGCTTCTGCGAAGTAGTAGAGGAGAAGCCGGCAGTAAAAGCCGAAAGAGCAGTAAGTAAGAAAAGCACTAAAAGAAATACTAGAGCTAAGTAATGAGCTACACGATAATTACCCCAGCAACTTTAAAAGCTTTAACCGTACAAGAGGTTAAGGATTATTTGCGCGTAGATAGCGACGCAGAGGACACCCTGCTAGGGGTTCTTATTGACGCGGCTACACAAATGGCCGAGAGTTACTTAGGAAGGTTTCTTTTAACTACCGTTATAGAGGAGTTCTACGATTTTTTCCCCGTGTATAAAACGGGCGTAGATCCTTTCCGCGGAGATCGTAATATAATTTATTTAAGCAGAGGGCCAGTACAAAGCTTAGCGAGCGTTAAATACATCGACGGCAACGGCGACGAAATTACCGTAAACGCTAGCGACTACCGTACGGACTTAGTAAGTGAGCCTAGCCGCATCTTCCCGGAGTACGGCTGGTACGGTACTAAGGACACGGTAAACGCTGTTATAGTTCGTTATACTTGTGGTTATACTCAAGCCTCGGACGTACCGGCAAATATAAAAATGGCTATGCTTTTAATGATTGGCGAAATGTACGAGAAACGTATGGACACCGTACACCGCCTACCTACAGCTTCCGAATATTTACTAAACCCTTATAGAGTTTTCCGCTTTGATTGATCCGGGCCAACTAGATAGAAGGATTACTTTACAAAGTGCTAGCGTAAGTACGGACGGCTTCGGCCAGGCCGTACGAACGTACAGCACCTTAGCGCAGGTATGGGCCAAGGTCGAGTACAAGGGAACACCTAAAGAGGGGGAAGATACCGAGAAGCTAACGAGCTTAAATAAGGTACGCTTTACGGTACGCTACCGCAGCGACGTAGACGCCACAGTTAAAATAAGCTGGGGCGGTAAGACTTACGAGATTGAAGGCGTAAGCTTAGAGGGTAGAGAGCGCTACCTTATTATAGATACTGTACTAAGGGACTAATGGCAGTAACGGGTACTAAAAGCGGAGGCTTTTTAAACGCTGGTAAAGAAGGTATCTACTTTGAAGTAGATGGCTTAGAGAAGGCGCTAAAGAAACTAGAGAAGCTCAAAGAGATAGACCGTAAGAAAGCTAGACAGTTTAAGGCGGGTATAAAAAGAGCTGCTAGGCCTTTAGTAAAAAGTGTTAAGGCTAGTATTAAGGATAGTAACCGTAACGACGAAGGTAAAAAGGTGCGTAAGGGTTATAACGATACTGGGCAGATAACAACAAAGAAGAAGGTAAAAGAAGTAAACTATAAACCGGGTAACCTTCGCAAGTCTATAGGTTTTGTACCTTCAAGAATGAAGGGAGCACTAGTAGGTTACGTAGGTGCTCGCTTTGGTAGTAGAGCAGGTAAGACCTTCGACGGGTATTACGCAGCTATAGTAAACTACGGACTAAAAAGAGGTAAAGCTAAGGCACCTACAAAAAATACGCGTAACGTGGACTACGCGCTAAAAGGACACCAAAAAGCGAAAGCGGTAACGCAGCAGCTTTTATATAAAGAAGTACAAAACATTATAAACAAGAGCTTATACGAGCTCAGCAGATAATGAACGAAGGAAAAGCTATTTACTCAATCCTAACCAGCGACAGCGACGTAAACGCTATCGTAGGTACTCGCGTTTACCCGCAGATAGCAGCCCAAGAGGCCGCCTTTCCTTTTGTTGTATATGTATTACAAAACGTAGACCCTAGCGACACGAAGAGCGGGGTAAGTACTTTAGACGAGGTACGCTACGATATTATAGTAGCTAGCGAAGCTTACGCAGAGGCTAGCGATTTAACTAATAAAATACGAACCGCTCTAGATCGTTACACCGGTACCGTAGCAGGGGTAGTTATTGACTCTATACAGTTTATAGACTTAGACGTAAATAACGACCCAGGAACGGAGACCTACTTAACGAGTGCAGAGTATATAATAAGAGTTAAGCGATGAAAATAACACTAACGAAAAAAGTAACCCTGCTAAGCGGTAAGAAGCTAGCGAAAGGTCTAACTTTAAGCGTAGTAAACGAATACGGCCAAGAGCTTATAGAAGCTGGTAAGGCTGTAGAATTTGGGGCTGAGGCCCCCGTAATAATTGAAGAACAACTAAATAATCTAGATTAAAAATGGCAACTACTGGTATTATGAATGGAACCCTTTTAGGGGTTTACGCAGGGTCTACTCTAATAGCGCACGCTACCGAGGGCTCTATTTCTCTCTCTATGGACACGAGAGACGCAACTACTAAAGACTCTAGCGGTACTCGCGACTTATTGGAGGCTACTAAATCGGGTACTATTTCAGTATCGGCTTTGTACGCTGAAGATGCGGCTTACGGCGTAGATGATCTTATGGGAGCTTGGAGCGGTCGCACTCAGCTTACAGTTAAATTTTCTACCGAGGTAAGCGGAGACCATTACTGGTCTGCTGCTGCTTACGTAACTTCTTTAGAAGTTTCTAGCGGAATGGAAGATAACGTAACGTACTCGGCCACGTTTGAGCTTACGGGAGCTATTACGTACTCTACAGTAGCGTAATAAACACTAACACAAACACTTAAAGCAAATGGTTAAACACGTAGAAATAGGAGGAGTAAGCAGGCCGGTTAAATTCGGTTTCGCTGCGCTTATGGAATTTACCGAAGAGAACGGCTATACTATGGCCGACTTAGATAAACTAGGCGAGAATATGAAACTTAAGGATGCGCTCTTTTTAGTGTGGTGTGGATTGAAGCACGGCGCTAGAGTAGAAAAGCAACCTTATAAACATACAATCGAAGATATAGCAGACTGGCTAGACGAAAAGCCCGAAGCTATGGAGCAGGTACTAAACGTGTTTAGCTCTAGCTTTAATTCCTCGGAAGAGGAAAAAAAGTAAACGGGGCGCCGGGTGAAGGCCCGGCAGCCCCTTTAACTTTTGACTACTACCAGGAGCTAGCTTTAGGGCAGCTTAGCTGGACGCCGGCGACCTTCTACGAAGCGACGCCTAGAGAGTTAGAGAACGCCCTTAAGGGCTTCTTTAATTTATACGAAGTAGGCCAGCAGCAAAGCTGGGAGCGTGAGAGGTGGAGTACTACGGTACTAGTAAACCTACAGCTACCAAAAAACAAAAAGGTAAAAGCTACGGACTTAGTCCGCTTCCCTTGGGAGAATAAACACAAAGCCGCAAAGCTAACCAAACAAGAAGCTAAAGCAATTCTAAGCAAATGGCAAAAAGGACAATAGCAAGTACTAACATTAGCATAGGTGCAAACCTTAGCGGCCTCCAGCGAGGCCTTAAAATTGCACAGCGCAGCCTCCGTAAATTCGGGAGCCAAGCGAAGCGCATAGGTAGTAATATTACTAGTAGTGTTACTCTACCTTTCGCTGCTGCGGGCGCAGCTGGTGTTAAGATGGCTACCGACCTAGAAGGCAGCTTTAGTAAGATAGAGAACCTCGTAGGTATTACGGGTAAGGCTCTAGACGATTTTAAAGCCTCGGTAAAAGGCGTAAGCGCTCAAACTGGTAAGAGCCAGCAGGAGCTAAGCGAGGCACTCTTTACGGTCAGCTCCGCAGGTCTTCGCGGCGCAGAAGCTACGGAAGTATTAGAGCGATCCGCGAAAGCCTCAGCTATTGGCTTAGGAGATACGCAACAAATAGCGCAAGCCCTTACCGGGGTTATGCAAGCTTACAGCGCTAGCGGAATGACGGCAGCGCAAGCGACCGACACTTTAACCGCTATCGTAAGAGAAGGTAACCTAGAGGCGGAAGCTTTAGCCCCTACCCTTGGTAGGGTAGTAGGTATAGCTTCCCAGCTTGGCGTAAGCTTTGAAGAGGTAGGCGCTAATATCGCAACCTTTACCCGTTTAGGTGTACCGGCTGAAGAGGCCGTAGTAGGTTTACGGGGTATTATGGCTAGCTTCTTAAAGCCTACAGCTGACGCTAAAAACGCTTTAGCTACTCTAGGAATGACTGCGGAAGACCTCCGTAACCAAGTAAGCGAGGAAGGCTTACAAGCTACCCTAGCTAATTTAATGACAGCCTTTGAGGGTAACGACGAGGCACTTACTAGCGTCTTCGGGAACGTCCGAGCGCTATCTGCTGTACTCGGTACAGCTGGAGCGCAGGGCGAGACCTACGCCGCTGTACTAGATAATATTAGTAACAGTACTGGTATAGTAGACGAGGGCTTCGAGAATGTAAGCGGAACCTCCGGCTTTAAATTTCAGAGAACCTTAAACACTTTACGTAACGCAGCTATAGAGCTAGGAAACGCTTTACTGCCAATGGTTACAAAAATAGCCGAGTTTATAACGCAAGCTATAAACAGCTTTAGAGATCTTAGCACCGAGACAAAAACAGCTATACTAACCCTAACGGCAATAGTAGCGGCAAGCGGCCCTATTATGAGCGGTATAGGTTTTATAGCTACAGCTTTAGGCGCACTACTTAGCCCGGTAGGGTTAGTTATTGCGGGTATCGTAGGAGCTGGTTATGCTATGTATAAATTTTGGGATCAAGTTAGGCCTATTCTTGTAGGTACTATAAACTACTTTATAGATCTCTATAACGAGAGCTCCTTATTTAGGTTCGTTATTCAATTGGTAATAGCAAGCTTTAAGAACTTGTTTACGGTAGGAAAAGCTTTATTTGATTCTTTTGGTACTAACCTACGAGGTATAGGTTTACTATTGCAGGGTGCGTTTACTTTGGATTGGAAAAAAGCCCAGGAAGGCTTAAACCTTATTAGAGATGGAGCTATAGATACCGTTACCGATATTATCGACGGTATAAGCGATAACTACGGCGAAGCTATAGAGAACGCTTTTAGCCCTAAAGAAAAAATAGAGCTAGTAACCGAGGAAGGGCTGCAGCAGGGTATCGACGATATGCTTGAGCCTATTAAAAAAGCTTGGGGCGGCCTTACCGATATGTTTAGCTTTAAGGGTGGATCGGGTGCTAGCGGAGCTGGTGCTAAGGATTTTAATTTAAGCGATCCCGATGATGATGAATACGCAGAGCTAGCGGATATAATACAAGATGCCGCCGATAGTATTGACAATGCCGGCGAAGCAGCAGAAGAATCCGAGCCTAAAGTAAACAAGCTTAAAGAGGCCTTTAATAGCTTAAAGCAAAACGTAGACGTAGTCGGCCTAATGGTTAACGAATTAGGTAACGCGTTTCAAACCGTCTTTACGCACCAAATAAACGCAGCTCTAGGAGATACCGAGCAGAGTTTTAAAGAAATGACCAGTAGCGTTATTGCCGACTTAAAACAGTTATTAATAAAGCTACTAGCGGCAGCCGTTGCAGCGGCCGCGCTAGTAGCTTTATTAGCTATGGCAGGAATAGGTGGCTTTAGTATAAAGAGTGCGAAAGACTTCGCCGCTGGATTTAAAAGCGTCTTCGCTGGAATGAGCGGCGTAAGATTAGCTAAAGGGGGGTTAGCCTTTGGTGAGACTTTAGCTGTAGTCGGCGACAACCCTAACGCTAGAATGGATCCGGAAGTAATAGCCCCACTATCTAAGCTTAAGAATATGATAGGCGGAGCCGGTGGCGGTACCGTAACGGTAGTAGGTAAGCTAAGCGGCCAGGACATCCTCTTAAGCACCGAGAAAGCAGGAAGAACACGAAGCAGATATAGAGGTTTTTAAATATGGGGTTACGGTTATATAGTGAATTTCACAGCTCAACGGATAAGCTCTTTAAGGTAGAGATTTACGACAGCAGCTACGGGGGTACAGCGCAGGACTTCGTAGTAGCTAGCGACGGTTTTAACTTAAATTACAGCGGAGAAACCGACGATATAGTAAGCCCTATTATAAGCTCTAACTGTACGGTAAGCGCTTATAATGAAGATGCTTTTTTTGACAACTTCGTAACGGATCTTAAGCAATACCAAGAGAAGCGCTTTACGCTTCGCGTATTACTTCACAACGGCACCAACTACGCGCACTACTGGACAGGCGTTATAATGCAGGACTTAGTAACGGTAGAAGATACGCATAAGCCCTACGTATTTAGTATTACAGCAGTAGACGGTATAGGTAGCTTAGCTAATATACCTTACGAAAGCGTAGCTAACGTAACTATAGAAAGCTTTATAGAGAGTGCTGTAGGAGCTATAGGCTTAGATGAATTATATTTAAGTAACGATAATTTTTACTCAACCGTAGTAAATATTTGGGACACTCAGCAAACCTATAGCGCTACTACTGACGTAACCACATTAACGCGTTTTAGCGCCTTGGTGTATTCCGAAAAGCAGGAAGACGGTACAGTAACTTACTCTAATTATTTAGAGATCTTAAAAGAGCTTTGTATAGCTTTTGGCGCTAGGTTCTACCAAAAAGACGGCGTATTTACTTTCGAGCAATACCTAGAAAGAGCAGAAGCTGAACGCGTAGTATATACCTATTTATTCGACGGAAGCCTAGACTCTACAGCTACAGTAAACGACGACGTAACCCTCGACGGTACAACCGGAGGAGGGGCACGTCTAGCGGGTAACCAGTTTAACTTCTTACCAGCATTAAAAAAAGTGCAGGTAGGTTATAACCAATCGAGAGCAAACAACTTGCTAGCGAATAGACTAACTTTTACCGGTGCAACGGGAAGGCAAAACCTAGGCTTTTTAGTAGACGACAATAACGGAAGAGTACAAGTAACCGGGGAGCTTATTTATCAGCTCGCACATAATGGTAATGCGGGTACGGTAGTTTTAGAATTTTGGCGTCCGGTATGGCAGCTAGAGCTTCGTATAGAAGATGCTGCAAACCCTGGAACCTTCTACTATCTTAAGAGAGATTTTAACCCTAGTGGGGGCCAGCTGTACGGCGCTACAAGCTGGACGACTACAGCAAGCTATTACCACGTAGACGCGGGTACAACAAGAAACGAGGCTAGCGGTGCTTACATAAGTAACAACTTTAGCGTAGTTACTCCGCCTCTACCCGTGGACGGAGAGGCAGAGATAGACGTAAACTACTACCGAGTATACGACGGTTTTAACAACACTGTAAAAACGGTACCCGTATACTTTGACGAGACTAACCAAGTAAAGGAAGTTACAGCGACTTACCTAAATGATAGCGGGGCTAGCAGCGAGGTAACTATATACAGCGCTACAAATACGGACACCGATATAAACAGTAATCTTATTCTAGATCTTGGAGAGCTAAGGGTAAGCGATTCTTTAGGCCTGCAGGGTAGCTTTTATGTATACGACGGCAGTAACTGGGTAGCTTCTACGCAATGGCGTAGAGGTAATACCGGTAGCTATACGAGCTTACTGAAGCTTTTAACTAATGAAGTGCTAAGCTTACATAAGAAGCCTATAGAAAGGTACAGCGGTACTATTGTAGGCCCTTACTCTTTTGGTATTCGCTACGAATTTGACGGCAGCTACTGGCTTCCTATGCAGGGCAGCTATAACGCTAACTTAGACGAGTGGAGTAGCGAATGGTTTAAAATAGCAAAAGACGCTACCGATATTACAGTAGATAACCCGGTCGGTACTGGAGGAGGTGCTGACTTTGTAGCTAGGGTAAGCAGCCAGCAGGGCACGGACGAAGTAATAAACGGCGTAGACATAACAGTAACTACGAGCGAGGTTACGGGTAACCAAACTATAGGCGGTACGCTAGGGGTTACGGGTGCCAGTACTTTAGCTACTACGAGCGTAGGGGAGTTTACTACTACTGACCGGGTGAACGTAACGCTTAACGAGATTACGGGTAACCCAGGAGGTAGCGAAAGCATAAGCGCTAGGGATCATTTTAATTTTATAAGCTACAGCGGGGGTACCGGTAACTATACTATAAATCTACCTTCAGCGGAGACCGGCGTAATAATGCGCTTTAAGACCGACGACACTATAGTAGCGAACAAGACTATAACGCTCCAGCCTCAAGCTGGGGAGCGTATAGACGCCGAGAGCACTTACTCTATGGATCGCAGCTACGACGGTATTACCTTACTAGGTAAGGACAGTAACTGGTATATAATACAAAAGAAAGAGAAGTAAAAAAAATAGTCCAACTTTAATAAAAATAAAACTAATGAAAAAAGCTACTTATTTCTACCTGCTACGCAGAGGCTTTTTTAGCGGCGGGGGCGTAAATGTTATAGGCGCTCTAGTATCGGCTTTTAAAGACCGGGTAGAGACGGACGGCGGGACGCTTGAGAGCGAGAGCTGCCTTACTACGGATCTAGAATTTTTAACACAAAACCCTTAACGCATTATGAGTTTTTTTGACGACGCAAGTTTAGCCTTTCTCCCAAGCGGCGCGGCTGGCAAGGACGGCAAAGCGTATAGCATAAAGCCCGTTCCCGAATATGGAGCGGAGAAAGTAACGAATGGTGACTTTGCTGCTGATAGTGATTGGCTTAAAGATACTGGTTGGACAATTAGTGGCGGTTCTGCTAATTGCTTAAATGGTCAAGGTGTTTCAATTTATCAAACTAATGTAGTTGATATAGGTAAACACTATAAATTAACATTTAGTGTATCAAATTATTCACAAGGTTTTTTAGGGTCAATAGGTAATGATTTTGGTGGAGTTGTAGCTGATACATATGGTTCTTACGAAATTTTTGGCACGGCTACAAGCACTACTTTTGGTTTTTCAGCGTTTGGCTCTTTCATAGGTTCAATAGACAATGTATCAGTCAAAGAGGTTTTAGTAGGTGATGGAGACTTCACCTTTTCAAGAGGTTCAAACCTTGCGGCTACCCGTGTGGGTGCGGATGGATTGATTGAGAAAGGGCGGGAGAATCTATTTCTTTATTCAAATCAGTTTGACACTGGTTGGCCTTTTTCAAACGCAAGTGTAACAAGCGGCCAAAGTGGCTATGACGGAAGCAATGATGCTTGGTTGCTTACCGCTTCATTAGCAGGTGGAAGAATCCAATTAAGTAGGTCAGACACGGGTGTAAATACAACAAGTGCATATTTTAAAAAAGGTAGCGCAGATGGCGTTTGGTTGCGTGTTGATATGTCGGGAACCGATGCTAATGTTTATGTGAATTTAATTGATGGAAGTAAAATAAATTCTACGGGTGAAATTGCTACTAAAATAAACGATGTTGGAAACGGATGGTATAGAGTAGAGTTAACTGCTAATTGGATAAATGTTTTAAATATTAGGATTTACCCTACCAACACAAGCGGTGTGGCTATTGCTGGCTCTATCTACATCCAAGACGCCCAATTGGAAATCGGCCTTGCCGCTACGGATTACATTGAATCGGGTGCAACAACGGGTAAGGCGGGATTATTAGAGGACGAACCGCGTTTTGATTATTCGGGCGGGGCAACTTGTCCGTCTCTTTTGTTGGAGCCGAGTCGGACGAATTTGTTTGGAACATCCGAATACTTCAACGCATCAACTTGGTCAAGCACTCGTTTGATACTTGATGATAATGCTGAAACAAGCCCCGAAGGTTTGGTGAATGCTACAAAAATGATACCCTCAACCGATAACAACACGCACTTTTTTTACGATTCAGTCCCTACAACTATTAACGAATCTTATACATTTTCTTTATTTGTCAAGGCTACAACAGAGTATAGTAAATTGAGTTTTTTACATTCAACGGCTGGGGGTGTTTTTAATGGGGGCGATAGTATTTTTGATGCATCTACGGGAACATTTGATTCAGTAGCAGCCGACACAACAGAGAGCGTTGAGTCATATAGCAACGGATGGTATCGTTTGATTTTAACGCAAGAGGCGTTGGCCACTGGTAATGGATTAGTTATTATTCGTTCTCACGATGGTTCGGGCACCTATTTTGCTGGCAATGGCGTTGATGGAATTTATATTTACGGCGCACAAATAGAACAAGGCTCCTACCCAACCTCCTACATTCCGAACCATTCGGGCGGGAGTGTTACGCGGGGTTTTGATTATTCTATTGTTGAATATTTAGGATATTCAAGTACTTACACTTTTTATTATGAGTTTAATACCACTACTGGTAGAGAAACTTCTTCACCATTTGCTGAAATTGGAAAAGACCAATCTAATAAAATATGGATTAAAGGTGCTTCGGCTAATGGCCCACAATTTTCAGTTCAAGGAAATGGAATATTTAGCGGAAGTATATCTCCAACAAATGAAGTATCGGGAACAAACAAAATTGCCGTGCAATGGAGTAGCGGTGTAGGTGTTGTTTTCTCTAATGGGGTTAAACAAAGCGGTACGCTTACTAATTCCAACACAAGTGAAAACATTGATTTTATATCTGCAAAAGGAGAAGGAACTTCTCACGATTCAAAACAATTATTATTCTTTGAAGAAGCCCTATCCGATGCCGATTGTATCACATTAACAACGCTTTAAGATGAAGAAAACACGCAAATACGAGTTCACCAACGAAGCGGCAGCAGATGCCGCCATTGCCGCACTTCCTCACGATGAGGAGGGGGTTGTGGCACACAACCATAATGTGGTTAAATTGGGCTATCTAACAATAGAACCCGCCGTATATGATGAGGACGGAAACGAAACCAAAGCCGCCGTTGTATCGGATGTTTACGCCGTTGATGTTTGGTGGTTTGGTGAGCCGTTAGCGTCTTGGGATGCGCAGTTAGTATGGCCTACGCCGTTGGGGATTCATAACTTTGGTTCATCATCATCGCGTGATGAATATGCTAAAACTTATTGTGAACTGCATCCCGATTCGGTGTATTGCAATCCTCCCGAACCCGAAGAAGTAATATAGATATGAAAGATAAAAATTACATACCTTCAAGAACCTCCCCAAAAGGAGGGAGGCGAGGTTGCCTATGTTGGGAGACCTCAACCTACTCTATAGACTGTTGTGATGGTTCTGTAAGAGCGCAAGGTGTAGGAAGCGTTTATTTGACAGATGAAGAATGAGAAAGATAGAGAAGATTATAGTGCATTGTGCAGCCACTCGTGAGGGGCAACATATTAAAACAGACACAATCAGAGATTGGCACTTGAAGCGTGGGTGGTCAGACATCGGTTATCACTATGTGATTGAGTTGGATGGTACTATCGGTATTGGTAGACCAATAGAGCGTAGCGGAGCGCATACAAAAGGGTTGAATAGCAATAGCATCGGCTGCTGTTATATCGGGGGTGTAGAGTCTGATGGAAAGACTCCGAAGGATACGCTACACGGAAAGCAGTTAGAGTCAATGGAAAACTTATTGAGAGGGTTAATTGCTGAGTACCCTGAGGCTACCCTACACGGACATAATGAGTTTGCTGCAAAAGCGTGTCCGAGTTTCCAAGTATCGGAAAAATTTCAACACTTGATGTAATGATAAAGCGTTGTTTAGGCAATCTCAAGGAGATATTCCTCTATGCCGATAGTCAGCCTACGGAGATAATGTTGGGGATGTTAAACTTCATCCTATTACTTCCTGCAACTATTATAGAGTTAGGTTGGATACCTGCGTATCAAATCTATGGTTTATTTGTAGGGGCTTTTCAGCTCTTTGCGGTGGCTCAAAAGAACATAAATATGAGGAAGACTGCCTCATTACTCTCATTTACAGTCTTTAGTACAACCGTAACATTTTACGCTCTTGAAGGTTATCTTAATAACTCCGCTTCTCATTGGGGTTGGGTAGTCCTATGGCTATCCTCGTTGAGTAGTGTTAAAAGAGTACATAGCGAATACTGGCATAGACAATGGAACAACAAGGCATAATCATAGCGGTAGTAGCCGCACTAACCTCTGGAGCAGCTTGGAAGTTTTGGGAGCAACGCCTCAAGGCTAAACAACAAGAGAAGGAGATGGATAGAGAAGAGGACTTTGCCTATCGTGATGACCTTAAAAGTCGTGTTACAAGATTAGAGGACTTGCTTACTGAAAGCAATGAAAAGGTATTAGCTTTGACTGCTGAAGTACACGCCCTACGAACGGAGGTACACTTCTTGACTAAAGAAAACGAAAGACTAAAAAACATACGATGAACGACACGGACTTTGGATTCTCAAACGACTTTGAGGACTTTGTAAACGATTTAACTAACGATACTGCTAACGACAAGGCTTGTTCTATTGACAACCCAGATTGTGAGGCTTGTGGTTCGTAAGTGGTGTATTACCGAACCAAAGGAATGTACTTGTAAAAAGAATTGTAATGAACCCACTAATAACAAAACTACTCGGAAAAAGCGCACAGGAGACGATAGAAGCCGTTTCTAATGTCGTAGATAGGTATGTATCCACTCCAGAGGAGAAAGCCGCTATAAAGGCTTCTATTGAGTCGGAGATAAGTTCTCGTTGGAGAGCTGATATGAAGAGCGATAGTTGGTTAAGCAAGAATGTAAGACCACTAACCTTGATTGTAGTGATTAGCTTTCTGGTAGTGACTACTTTCTTTGATGGGTTGGGCTACCTACAGGTAGACCCTGCTTGGATAAGTTTGTGGAATATGTTAAGTGTAACAGTTGTAGGTGGATACTTCGCAGTACGCTCTTTAGATAAGAGAGGTAATGTTAAGTAGTTTGTGAAAAACTAATACGCAGGTCAAAGAGCAGAATCTTTATCTTTGAGCAACAAATAGATAGTAAAAGGGTTAACCTTTTATACATATAGCGAAGCTGACCTCCTTCCAATCAGTCAGTAAGCGTAGAAAGAATAAGACCGATTAGGTATGCAGAGGGAAGGCTGCTACTTATGAGGTCTTTTTTTTTGACATAAAAGGAGAGTTTATACCAGTTTGACTCCTACATCTAAATGTAACAACATCCTCAAACGAAAGGGCTTTAAACCCTACCAAGTAAAGTAAGCTGATGTTAGGTGCAATGTTCCCCCACCCCAACACCACCCACTCCGAAGAATGCAAAAACTACGATTAGGAGGTCAGTTACGATATAAGGTTGCTATATCTGGAAGAGTACGGCTTTAGTAAGATATATGCTTAAATTGAGAGAGAGGGGTTTGTAGACCCCTCCTATTATATCTCTCTTTTGAAGAGTTGACTTATATCCTATTGCTTTAATAATATGCCCTCTAAATAGAGTTGCATAGTAGGGGGTGGTGTATCCACCAACTAAAAAGAGATGAAAAAAAATACCCCAAGATGTAGAGTGTAAATAATTTTGTGTACATTCGTATCAAATCAAAAACACTTATTATGTCAACTAAAGACCAATACATAGACTTATGTGAAGCTCGTGTAGATGCACTTGTAAACGAAGTAAGACTCCTGAAGGAGTTCATCATTAGAGACTATGCCGCTAAAGGCATCTCTGGAACAATGGCAATGGATATTTTTAAAGAATTTAAAAAGAATAATGAAGACAATAGTCAAGATTAAGCAGACTGAATACCCAGAGAACTATGAAATCAACGAAACAACAATACAAGACTACTTCTACTTACACTTCGGATTCCCCGATGACAGGAGACTACACGCAAGACACAACTATGCACACCTCTCCAAGTACCACACAAAAGAAATTGACACCAAGTTACTATTTAGGCAAGTACAAGGGAATTGAGGCATTTGATGTGTGTATGGATTTTGCAAGAGACTCCTACAACATTGGTGTAGCTATAGCGTATCTACTTCGTGCAGGTAAGAAACCAAACAATCCTATGGTAAATGATTTGTTCAAAGCCATAGACCATATAAACAAAGAAATAGAATACATTGGTTATGATATTGAACGAGCTATGCTTGAATCTCAAGCTACCGAAGACGATAAGTCTTAACGCACTCTATGCAGGTAAGCATTGGACATTTAGAAAAAAAACAAAAGATGAATATAAAAAAATCGTTGAAGCAGAATTGGCTCGTTACGACCACCATATTGCAGAGAGTATGTCTATCCATATTAGGTACAATACTCGTGCCGATGTGGACAATCTTGTTCTTGTTTCAAAATTTACTGCTGATACTCTCGTTGCTAACGAATGGATTGCAGACGATAGTCCTAAATACTATCACAAGCTTACTATCACTTATGACAAGAGTGTTGAAAAGAATTATTGTGAGGTTGAGGTTAGACTAAAGCTATGAAAGAGATTAACCAATTAGACTTATTCTCTGGTATTGGAGGATTCCACTTGGGATTTGAGAGAGCAGGGTATAAGGTCAACAGTTACTTCTCGGAAGTAGACAAACACGCAGTAGCGGTTTACAAACACCAATTTAAAGATAGCACCTATGTCGGTTCAGTTACAGATGTTCGGGGGGCAGAACTCCCAAGAATTGACCTCATCACTTTCGGAAGTCCTTGCCAAGATTTCTCATTGGCTGGAAAAAGAAAAGGGATGGGGGGAGAAAGAAGTTCTCTTATCACGGAAGCAATTAGACTCGTTCACGAGTGCAGACCTCGTGTATTTATCTGGGAAAATGTTAAAGGAACATTCTCCTCAAACAATGGCGCAGACTTTTGGGCAATTATCCAAGCCTTTGCCAACATTGGGGGTTATAGATGCGAATGGCAACTGCTTAATACAAGTTGGTTTTTACCCCAAAATAGAGAGCGAATCTACCTTGTCGGATATCTTGCAGAAGCCAGAGGAGATTGGGGAGCAGTTTTTCCTATCACAGAAGCAAGAAGAAGCGATGTATCAACCTCATCGCTAAAAGTTTTTGATGCACAAAACCATAAGTGGAGAGATGACGGTAATACTGGTACTCTAACAAGAATGGTTGGGGATGCGTATAGAGGTCAATTTGTTAAGTCTAACTACACTTACAAGAAGGTCAACGAGACTATTGAGCAAAACCCAAATGCTTTTAAAGAGGGTCAAGCTCGTATGATGGACTTACACAATCGTAAGGTACAAGACATATCTCCTTGCTTGGTAGAGCCGCATCATAATGCGAGTGCAGTATATGATGGTAGACCTAAAATAGTAGGATACACTCGTGATGCCAAAGGAAAGGTTACTGACCGACATCTAAAAGACACGGCAGGAACAATACATACAGGTAGTGGCGGAGGTGGCAACACCGACCAATTTGTACAAGACTACCGCATCCGTAGACTTACACCCATAGAATGTGAAAGGCTTCAGGGATTCCCAGACAACCATACCTCTAAAGGAATCTATGATGGTGAGGTCAAGGAGATGAGTAACACCCAACGCTACAAGCAATGTGGCAATGCAGTAACTGTAGATGTAGTACAAGCGATAGCAAATAAACTACATCCACTCTTTGAGGAATAAACATTTTTATTAACTTTGAACTATTAACTAAATTAAATAACGATGACAAAAACATCTATTGTAAAGGACATCAAGTCCGCAGGAGAACCGTACAACGGTCAGTATGGAACACTTTATGGGTTCTATGTAACATTTGAGAACGGAGACAATGGTAAGTACAACTCCAAGTCAGCAGACCAGAACAAGTTTGTATTGGGACAAGAGGCTACTTACGATTACATCCCAAGAGAGTACAACGGCAAGACCTACTACACAGTGAAGCCCGTTAATCCTCAATATGCAAATGTAGCTCCACAGAGTGGCTCTAATGCCACATCTACTCCAAGTGGTACACATACCTCTAAAGACGAATCAATCATTCGCCAAACGGCTTTAAAAGCTGCGGCAGAGATTGGTGGTACACCGCAAGTAGTTATTGCTAATGCACAGATATTTGCTGATTGGGTAATGAAGAAAGGCGAAGACAAAGTAACCCATCAACAACACTTTCAAGGTAGAGAAGAGCCTGTAAGTGACGATGGTATGCCATTCTAATCTGTTGGGGAGGAGTTAACGCTCCTCCCTTTTTAACTAAAAACACCCTATGTCTAAAATATCTTATGCCGATGTCTTTGGTAAACTTGACGATGTCCGAATGGGCAAAGTGAAGGAAGGACTAAAGTTCGGTCAATGGAATCTTGATGACCATCTACGATTCAAACGAGGCAACTTCAATGTTGTATTAGGACACGCAAATGTTGGTAAGACCTCCGTGATGTTGTACCTAATGTTACTCCAAACAATAGTCAACGATATTAAGTGGCTCGTATTTAGTTCCGAGAACACTCCTGTATCAATAGCAAAGAAGCTATCCGAGTTCTTCTTGGGTAAACCCATTAACAAAATAGACGAAGACGAGTTCCAGATGGCTCTTGATTTAGTGCAACGCTACTTCATTATCATTGACACCGATAAGAAGATGTACACTTACAAGGACTTGATTGAGGAAGCTACTGACATATACCACGAAGAGGGCTTTGATGGTTTCTTGATTGACCCCTACAATTCTTTAGTGAAGGACAAAGAGATGTTTAAAACACTTGGAGGTCACGAATATGATTACGAAGTTAGTACCCACTTTAGGAATTGGGCAAAGCAACACGATGTAAGTATTTGGTTGAATGCTCACGCAGTAACTAATGCTTTAAGAATGAAGCACTCCGCAGGACACGAGTATGCAGGTCACCCTATGCCACCAAGTGCAGCAGACATAGAGGGCGGTGGTAAGTTTGTAAACAGAGCTGATGACTTTGTAGTGATACATCGTTACATACAACACCCTACGGAATGGATGTACAACCAAGTACACATAAGAAAGGTGAAAGAGGTGGAGACAGGTGGTAGACCTACCCCATTAGATGAACCTGTACGCTTTAGGAGTATCCCTAACAATGTAGGCTTTGAGATTCACGGAGAGAACTTAATAGGAAAGAAAGAGAAAGAACAATCCAAAATGCCTTTTTAGATGGACAAATTAAAAGACGAAGACTACCGTTGGGTAAGAGGAGGAAGTAAGAGCATTGCTCTGCTCTGGTTGAGACAAAAGAATCAAGACTTGATGCAGATAGCGAATGCACTAAAGCCTCAAGACCCAAGCAATGAGTATGAGATGGATATCTTCATTGACCTCGTTAGTATCTACTCTGCTATAGATGCCTCCATCGGTATGGTAGAGGATGTGCAGCAGATGGTATGGGCGGCAGAAGCAAAGAACGCTGACTTGAAGCTCACCATCCGCAACCTTACGAGAAAGATAAACGCTTACGAAGAACGATTTGATAATCTAAACGAACACCTCAAATGAGAGCAACCGTACTACAGTTACAAGAAGAATACGACAACTATACTACCCACCATAAGATTACAAAGACCAGAGAGCAAAGAAATGTAATGGCAAGGTTTGCTTTTATGGTAGCGGCACGAGATTTGTATACGACCCTTGAGATTGCCAGAGTAGTTAAGAAGAACCACGCAGTTGTAATACACGCAACCAAAGGACACGAGATGAACCTAAAGTTTGACAGAAACTATATGAGGTTCTTCAATCAATGTTGTGCTATAATGGACAAGCTACGAGGCTCTCAAGAAGAGGGAATTGATTGGGGCTTAACCAAGCAGAATGCCTTGCTCACGGAGCGGTTACAAAAAACA